GGTTCTATAGCGATAATTCGGGGACTCTTCAACGTCTTCGGAACAGAAATAACCCTTACGGGCTGTTCCTGTTCTGGCAAAACAATCGTTACTACATTGAGCTCCGGAGCATCGAGAGGTATACCGATTGGGTATGCCGAATCGATCAACGGGAAGTAAGGCTCAAGACGATCGTGCCAATTACGCCAAAGATATTTCTGATTTCCAGAAATACCCTCAGCAGTAGCGCCAGGTCCATGTTGGGGACGACATTCAAGTGGATTAATATCCACAAGAGCGCCATCCCACAATATAGAAGAGACCGAAATAAATCTTTCGACATCTTCTCTTGACGCAGAGTACGTTTGAAGAGATCGCTCGATCTCGGTGAATGACGAGAATGCGGCCGCCGTCCTTTCGGGCGTGCAGTCGACCTCAATCTTTTTAAAGGCCAGACAAATTTGTCTGACGCCTTCAACAATGGTTGGGGAATCGTCAAAATCATCGTTAACACCTCCAGTCTCACGGTCAAAGAGTTGACTGAGCATACCTTGCAGAAACGCAGGGATTGCTCCAATCTTCCGAAAATTTCGGAACATTGTTGAGTCAATTGCTCCATTGGCGAGAGCTCTTTCGAGATCTCGACAAAACAGGGGCAGGGTTATCGTCAGAAACGATAGACCCTCACTCTTGACCCGTGATCTAATAGTTACTAGATCACGTAAATCTGAGACATCAGCGATGCACTTGTTGCATGCATCTATATAGATGCTGTGCAACAACTTCAGAGAGTCATTTACATGGCTTTTCAAGATACCCTCCAAATCGGAAGGAAGATCTTCCAGCCTTGTAACCCCTTCCTGTTGTGACGAGGATGCCTGGATTCGAACCAGGTCGCCGCCTTACGGGGGCGAGACCAATCATCCTCTACACCGCTAACATCATAATGATGCTAGCAATTACTAGCACCAACAATAATCGTAGGAGATCGATTGACGGACGAGATTAACTCTCGCCGCCGAAAAGTTTGCCCACGATTGTTGAGTCTTCCCAGGCCGAAAAGCCTGCGACTTGCTGCGACAATTGAGTAGCGGTAAACCCGAAATCGGGTCTATCCAAAACTCGTTGGTCGACTAACGTGTCATAATCATTGGTTGAATCCAATGGATTAGTCACGATAGCTTTCTGAGTGAAACGGATCAAAGAACGAACTCGTCCTTTAGATCTCGTATGGGAAATTTCAAGTTGAAATAACCCATCCGCGGTCGCATACGTCGAACCGGTAATATTACCGGTCGAAGTCGTAGCGATTCGGGGCATCACTTTAGCAACAGCATTGACTGTGATAGTAATAGGATCGGAAAGAGCCAAGGTTGACCTCCTTAGTTTTGAGGTTAACTGCCGCGGCCACATCCTTTCTCAAGGGACACAGCTTGAAGAAACGGTCAGTCGATAGATTCATCGGCCAGACGATCGGGATATCCCGAGCGCGGCGAGAATCGAAAGACGCCATGGGGTTAAAGTATCCCATGGCGAGTCGAACCCAAATGGACTACCTGATGCCATCCTTTGCTTCACTTCAACATTACGATGAAATGTCGCAAGGACGTCACCATCATTAAACGCTAGCGTCTGATATAAGACGACGCGCCTAATGGTGTGACTCATCACATACAGGTATTTGGACACTACGCCATCGTATAGGGCCTCAGTCACACGGTCTAAATTTCGACCGATGTTGAGACCTTGATCGATGAGCCATGTCCAAGGAGTAGCTCGCCAGACGGAAGACGGCGAAATTCTCAGACCCTGCATGGTCATCCATGCATAGGCAGCTGAGAGACCCGGATAATTATTCGGGTAATTCGTGTCTTGATCAGGGATATAGTACCG